GCAGGAACATCTGCACATACTCTTACCTGAGCTGTTATTCTGTAACCTGCCTGTTTTTGTTTAGTTTTCATAATATTTCTCCTATTAGTTGATATGAATTTTAAATCTTTATACTTTAAAAGTAAAGCTTTTAATTATTTTAATAATAATATAAAATAACCCAAAACAACAAGGAGTTATAATGAAACTTAATGAATATCTAAAAAAAGAAAAGCTTTCTATAGCAAAGTTTGCAATGAAATGTGGTATTCCCTTTCCTACAATATCTAAATACTACTATGGTGAGAAGATACCTAGACAAGAGAATATGCATAAAATATATCAATACACAGAAAAGAAAGTAGATGCTAATGATTTTTATGGAATCAAATAATGTCATTTGAGTGTATCGGTTGGGGTGTTCAACAGAACACAGGTGATTCTACTAGCAAACTCATTTTATTGATGCTTTGTAATTATGCTGATGAGAACTATAGTTGTTATCCAAGCATGGAACACATAGCAAAAATATGTCATTGCTCAAGAAGATGTGTAATGACTCATATCAATAAATTACAAAAAAGTGGATTCATAAGAAAGGCTAAAATAAGAAATGGTGTCAAAAACCACAATAAATATTTTATGAATTTTAAAAGAGAAAATATTTCTCCCAATACTAATATAAGTAAACAGGAAAATAATTCTCTTTTAAAACCAAAAAATATATTAGAAAAGAAACGTAAGAATAGAAATTTTCTTGCAGGTTAAAACATAGGAGAAATGATTATGACCAAAGTTGATGGAATACATCGAGCTAAAGATTTAACTGAGAGTGTTTGGGCTTTATATAATGGTGAGAGCCAAAAAAGGTATTATTGTGGATTTAAGTCTATTGATAATTATTTTAAGATAATCAAACCCTCTTTTAATCTTTTTACAGGAACACCAAATAGTGGTAAATCAAGTCTAACATTAGAGATAGCAATGAGAACTTCTATAGAACATGGGTTTAAATATATGATATTTTCACCTGAGCATTCATCAGCAGTCAATTTGAAAAGACTTGTTGAGAAATATTGCAAAAAACCTTTCGACCACATGTTTGAATATCGAGCTAGTGAAACAGAAGTGTTACAGGCTATAGAGCATATTCATGAGCATTTTCTTTTTGTAGATAAAAGAGAAGATTCACCTGATATAGATTGGATTTTAGAACGTGCTAGAGCCTGTTATGAAGAATTTAATATCGATGGATTATTATTAGACCCATACAATGAGATTAATCCTAATAGAGCATCACTCAGAGAAGATGAACACATATCACTCCTAATATCGAAAATAAAAAGATTTAATCGTGAAACTGAAACCTGTACTTTTTTAGTGGCTCATCCTACAAAGCAAATAAGAAATGCTGATGGTATGTTTACTGTCAATAGCCTTTATGATGTATCAGGCTCTGCTCATTGGAATAATAAAGCAGATGTAGGAATTATTGTCACTAGAGATTATGAAAATCAAACAACTAATATCAGAATAGCAAAAATAAGAGAAGTGGATGTGCAAGGCAATGTGGGAGAATGCACCATCCGATGGGATAACAAGACCAAATGCTTCGAAGATTTATCAATACTATAGGAGAAAAAAATGTACCAAATATTAATAAACATAGATGAAAACAAACCAATATCAGAAATAAATAGCACTCATGCTTATTTGTACTTATTAGAAAGAATAGATATGCCTAAAAATTATCTCAATCATATAAGAAAAGCATTAAGCAGAAATAAGATTAATCCAAAGTTAATCGATTTGTTATGTTTTGAAGATTTTGTAAAACATGCTAAAGGACACAAGTGGTCTGAGGTAAAAGAAAAGATACCTGAGTATGTTTCTATGAAGTTCAAAAAAACATCATAAATATGAAAATAAAAGCTTTACTTTATACTTAAAGTATATAATAATTGCTATATAGGGTGATAAAACCCTAGTAAATAAAGGAGAAACATAAAATGACAAACGAAAGTTACTACGATAAAGAAGATAAACTAACAATCAAAGCAGGTGAGCATCCTAACTTTGAGAAAATAGAAAACGAAGAACTTCAATCTATAGGTATGATTGCTTACACAGACAAAACATGCCCAAGAGCAAATGCAATATTATTCTTAAATGGAACAAGAGGTGCAAGACACATATGGTGGTCTACTGCATTTCTTGATGATGCAGAAAGAGATGTTGCTATTCAAAACACAGTTGAGAAAGCAAGAAGATATAGAAATGTTGGTCGTAAACCAAGTACTTTAAATTGGTCAGCATGTAAACCTGAATGTATGGGTACAAGAGGTTTATAATCAAACAAAATTAACATAGGAGAAATATAAAATGATGTTATTTACAAAACAAATAGAAAATAAACTAATAGAAAATCATAAAAAACATAAAGAAGCTTGGAATGATGAACATCCTGAATATGTAGAATCAAAAGCTGTCGTCAAGCTTTTCAACCCTACAGGCGCAGGAACTTGGTACCTAAGTGAATATAATCCTGAAACTGAAGAAGCTTTTGGTGTATGTGTAATACATGAAGCAGAAATGGGTTATGTTGATATGAATGAATTGAAATCATTCAAAGGTCAATTTGGTCTAGGAATAGAAAGAGATACTTCATTTCCTATCAGCAAATTAACATTAAAACAATGTCAAGAAATAGAAAAGAAAAGGATGGAAATTGAGTAAAAATATAGAGAGCAGTCAGAAATGATTGCTCTTTTTTTAAATAAACTATATACTTAATGTATAAATTATATTATAATTGTTATATAAATTAGGAGAAACAAATGAATACAGAATATGGCTTAAGAACTAAAATCAGAGATACTCGTTTCGATGTTAAAAGCTTTTTATCTAATCACAACATGACAGAGGAAACCATGCATGGTGATGTGAAAGAAAAATATACGAAATTAGTAAAATACTTGTCTAACTTAGAAAAAAGGTATAGTATCCTTTACAACAAGAGTTTATGAAAATAATAGAATACAATATTAACGAACTTATAAAATCAGAATACAACCCTAGAGAACTATCAAAAAAACAACACCAAGAACTTACTGAAAGCATAACTAAGTTTGGATTGGTAGACCCAATTATAATCAATACAAATACATCTAGGAAGAATATTATAGTAGGTGGCCACCAAAGATATGAGATATGTAAACAACTCGGTATGAAAACTGTGCCTTGTGTTGAAATAGACATGTCAGAGGAAAAAGAAAAAGAACTGAATATCAGGCTTAACAAAAATCATGGTCAATGGGATTTTGAAATATTAGCTAATAATTTTGATGTAGACAACTTGATTGATTGGGGCTTTACAGAAAAAGAGATTAAGTTTTCAACACCTGAAATAAATGAAATAGAACAAGATGAAAGCATTTCTTTTGATGATAATGGTGAAGATTACATGCCATCACAAGTTAGAATGGTTCAATTATTTTTAGATTCTGATAATGAACCTGTATTCAAAGAGATGTGCCAAAAGTTAGCAGATTCATATAATACTAAGAATTTGACAGATACAATCTTCAAGGCAGTCGAAAATGAAAGTAATAAATTGTGAAGTCAAACTAAATGAAGAGCAACTCAAATCTATAAAAGGTCAATTTATAGATGAATCATATATAAAATATCCAATAATCCAAGATGACACCACTGTCTATGATGAAAATGGTAATATATTGTTAGTATTCCTAAAGAATGTAGTTCCATTCAAACTTGCTAAAGAAGCATACCCATTCTTGAGAAAAGCATCAGTACCTAGTAACAATCGAGGTCAAGCTTCGGGTGATTTATCTTCGTATAAAGTAGGTGATAAATTAGATGGATTGACCATTGGTAAAATAGATGGGAATAGATTTTATCCTTTAAAAAAAGATGGAACTTTATCCAACAGTCCAAAATCTAAATCAGTTTTATCAGGTGTTATCGGTTACATGGACAGATATGCTAGAATACCTTACTGCAGAGCATCTGAACTAACTCGTAAATTTTTTGATGAATATAAGAAAACACTGCCTTACATAAGATTTATATCACATATGTTTGAAAAATATGTACCTGAAAAATACAACAAACAAAAAGCTTTTTGGGAAACTATCAACAAAGACTTTAGAATTGATAACAGTGCTTTTACTACTGTAACTGTCAATAAAAATTTCAGAACATCTTGCCATTATGATGCAGGTGATTTCAAAGAGGGATTCGGTAATTTATCGGTTATTGAATCAG